GTAAAACTTATTGACGCTGAAGGAACTTTTGGTACAAACAATTTAACAGTAGGACGTAACTCTCAGAAGATACAAGGATCCGCTGCAGACTTAACAGTAAGCACTAACGGTGCGGGCATTGCTCTCGTTTATGTAAACGCAGACAATGGATGGAGGTTGAAATATAACGACTAATGGCTAACTTACAAGATATAGTAAACAGAAGTGAAGTAGGGGCTATTAAGCCTTGGACTAAAGCTACGGCTCCAGATGGATATTTATTATGTAATGGTGGTGCTGTATCAAGATCAACCTATGCAGAATTATTTGCCGTAACAGGAACAACTTATGGAGTTGGTGATGGATCAACAACTTTTAATGTTCCTCAATTACAAGGTAAGATGCCACAAGGTTTTGATGGTAATACATATAACTTAGCAGGCACTGGTGGTGCGAATACAGTAACTGTATCTGTAACTAATAACCAAGCTGCAACAAATGCTACAAACCAAGCTGTTACTATAACTGGAAGCATTGACAATACATCATTAACTTCAGCTCAACTTGCTTCTCATGCTCATACTTTTACCTCAACAAACGGAGGCGCTGCAACAGCGGCATCTATTAACCCTACCACTGCTGTTAGAATAAGCACAGCGAATGCTAACACTGGAAACCAAGGTTCAGGTACAGGACATAATCACTCGCATACTTTATCGGGTACGTTAACTGGTAATATTACAACAAGTTTAACTGGTACAGTTGCTGCGGCAGGAACAAATTCATTTTCACCATTTGTGGTGGTAAATTATATTATAAAGCATTAGGAGATATTGATGGCAACACAAATAGTGATATCAAATGAAGATTATATTAAAGTAGATAATGTTTTTCACATTGAATGGGCGGATAAAGGCACTGCATGGCAAGCTGGTTGGTGCCCTAACACTGTTCATGCAGTTATTTGGAATTCTTTAACAGGTCAAAACGAAATTCAAAATAAAGATGCTTCTAGTGGAATGATGACTGGCAATACAAATTTATCTGCTACAAGTGATGCTGTTGGATCTACAACTGTTGCTGCCTTATTAACTTGGGCAGAAACAAGAAAAGGTCAAATAGAGGCTGCACAAACTGCTTATGATACTGCTGTCGCTGATGATTTAACTAATGGAACAAGTAATGCCTTAGCAAATTGGATCGCTTACGATTCAAACCACTCTTAAACTTCTTCTTTAATATTTTTTTTAACGCATCCATGTAATCACCGAATGCCTATCCCCATTAGTAACAGGAAGCACTCCATGAGGAAAACAAAAATTGCTTGGAAAAACAACAGCGCTTCCAACTTTTTTTTCAAGTATGTGTTCATCAAAAAAACAAAAATTACCCCCATCAAAATTGTCATTTAAAAGTATTGATATACTTATTAATCTCGGTTCTTTTTTAAAAGAATCAGTATGTGTTTTATACTTTCCACCTTCTGATCCTCTGTATAATAAATGACTATATCCTGTATCATGACATTGAGAGCCCGTAAAAAAATCAGGAATATCATCTCTGTATCTTAGAAGTATATCCGCAACTGAATTAAAAACAGAATTTTCATATTTATTTTCTAATGGTTTGTTATGAACGTTTCTTGATGTTATATCTACAGCATCAACACCAGCATTGTTAACAGTAGCTCTTTTAAATTCATTAAAATTTGAATCTTTAATTATGTTTTGGCAAATTTCTTTATCCAAAACATTTTCATATAATTTTATATAATCTGTAATTTTAATCATTTGTAACTCTTCTTTGACCAAAACATGTTTTTATATCTATCTATCCATTCACTCATTAAGTAATTTAAAGTTTTAGGATGAAGATGTTCTTTATAAAAACCAGACCACATTTTCCAAGATTGTCTTTTAAAAGGAATAACTTGAACCATAGGTTCTCCTTTTTTTATTAAAAATTGTTCATTTCTTTTGTGCAAAATAAAAGGAAAATTAATTGTATTAATGTATGTATCAGTATCAACAACGCCAGCTATTATTTCAAACCTTGTTTCTATTCTATTCATTGGTTTTACAAAAAGACAACTGTATCCAGGAGGTGTTTTAATTAACCATTTATTGTGAAATTTTCCTGCGTTTTCTCCTGTAGTTTTACTCCACTCTTTTGGTAATTGTGTTTGATGATGATAACCAAAATCATTTGATTCTTTATTTGCAGGTGTAACGCTAAAATCATTTTCAATAGGATCTACTAAATAATCTTGATCAAATGATATGATATATCCCATTGTTAAAGAATCTAAAAAAGGCATACAAGTTTTTACTGTAGGATTATGTAAATTATTATTATTAAATCTTTTTAATTTTTTATATTCATCTGGTATAAACCTAGAAGCAGGTTTTGGATGTGGCCAAACATCAAGCATATCTTTATTTGTTGCACAAAAAGTAATTTTTTTATCCAACAAGTTTTTGTATAAAATTAAAAGACATAGATCTTCTAATTTCTCCTTTTATTTTTGTTTTAAATGGCATGACACAATGTTGATGACGTGCTTCAAATAAATAAAAATGTCCTATTTTTGGTTCCATCCATGTCGTGTTTGTACCATCAACATCTGTAAACCCTAATTCGCCATCTCTAAATTTATGTGGATCTTTAGCATCATTAATAAATTCTGGAATTTTTAAAAACATTACACTAGACCAACCTGTGTTGTTGTGATGAGTGTGAGGAGGGTTGTATTCTCCTTCTTTCATATCGTTTATCCAACAACTTAAAATTTCTAATTTTTTAGTTCCGTTAAATAAATTTATTTTCTCTAATGTTTCAATATAGTCATTCATACAATCAACTATATTTTTAGCTATTTTTGTTTGTCCAATTTGTTGTGTAAACTCTAATTCAGAATCCAATCTTCCCGCTAATATTGGACCAAAAGAATTTAGTTTTTCTTTATGTTCTTCATATTTATTGTTTAAATCATCAATAGCTTCTAAAGGCATATCGTATCTTTTAACAATTCTTCCAAATACGTTTGTTTGTGCTTTCATTCTTTTTTCTGTTCCTTTCATAACATAAATTTGCTGTCAAGAAAACAATTATAAAAAGATTACTTGATATATTCTGTACACATGTTTAAATTAGATCTCACCCAAAAATTATAAATCAAGGAGATATTATGGAAAATCAAGAAGTATTGAAGGCTATAGCTACCCTTGCTGATAAGGTGAGTCGTTACCACGAACGTTTATTAGCAGTGGAAAGAGAAAACGAAAAACTACAAAAACAATTATTAGAACACCGAAACGTGCCTCATATACATACAATTCAAGGTAAACCACATAGCTCCGATGCAACAGTCATGGTAACTGGTTTAGATTCTGATTTAGAATGTGAAGCTTGTAGTGCTTAGGGTAAATATAAATAATCTATATTAGATCGTTTAAGAGTATCTAAAGCATCTTCTTTAGTTTCTACCAAAGGTTCACCACCTAAATTAAAAGAAGTATTAAATAATATTGGAACATTTGTTTTACTGTAGAACAATTTTATAAGCTCATAGAAGTTTTCATTTTGTTCTATGGTCAATGTTTGTATTCTACATGTACCATCAACATGAGTAATGGATGGAATTATTTTTTTCTTTTCTTCCTTAACAGGTATAGCGTAGGACATATAAGGTGATTCTTTTATAGTGCCCATCTCAAACCAGTCTCTTGCATGTTCAAGCAACACAGTTCCCGCAAAAGGTCTAAACCAGTCTCTTTTTTTTATTTTATTAACAATATCTTTTCCGTTTTTGTTTCTAGGGTCAAATAATAAAGATCTATTACCCAAGGCACGCGGACCATATTCAGAGCTGTCTTGAAAAATAGCAACAATTTGTTGTTCTAAAATTTTATCAATAGCTTCTTTTTTATCTGTAATAATCATACCAAACGGCCGCTCCTAAAGCTGTTCCTCCGTCATGAGGACAGGGGTCTATAAAAAAATTAATATTTTTAAAGTATTGAGTGTATTTATAGTTGTTTACACAATTCAAAAAATAACCACCTGATAAAACAATGTTTCGTGTATCACTATATGTTAAAGCTTTTTCTATTAATTCTATTGTGTATTTTTCTGTAGCTTCTTGAACTTGTTTACATAAATCTTCATCTCTTTTTCCGTAATTTTTGCCATAAGAAGATAAGCCCATAGCCTCACCAGCCTTTGCATGATGAGTTCTTTTGTCGTAAAAATGTAAAGTTGTACATAAATGATTAAATAATAATCCAGGATTATAAAAATTTGTCATTCTTGTTGAGCAGTTATTTTCTATAAAATAATTATTGTTTAATTTATCTTCGGTTGAATTTTCCCATACTTGATTAATTAAATGTAAAAGTTTTTCTCTATCATCAAAATTAGACCATAAAGTAGAATACCTAGCGTTACTGTAATTTTTATACTTTGGTTTTATGCAAGTGTTATCAATATAATAAATACTATCTACCTCTTGAAAAGTATCCTGTTGAGGCAGCCTTGATCCATTACCGTCAATAACAACACATAAAGCTTCATTAAAAGATGAAGCGTAGAAAGAGGAACAAGCATGATATATATGATGTGAAAGAGAATTAAAAAAATAATTTTTTATATTATATTTTTTACAAATATTTTTGATTATTGTTTCATCTTCATTGTTTTGTCTACCATAAGAGGCAAATACAAAAGTATCATCAAAATAATCTATGTTTTTAAAACAACTAAAAATAAAATCTTCTTTGGTGGGCTCCCAATATTTATTTTTACTAAAACGACTTTCTTCAAAAAATTTAATAGTATTATCTTTCTTAATACATATTGAAGAGTCGTGTGATATATTAACACCTATTGTCACAACTATTTATAAAAACTTCCTTTTATTTGTAAAACTTTTCTTTTTTCAGGTCCTACCACAGAACAAACTTTATGTCTAATACCTGATTTAATAACAACTAATGAGTTAGGATGTGGAGTAACAGATAAAGGCAAGCCTCTATTTGTGTCAATTAAAGTTTCTCCGCCCCAATTTTCGTTCCATTCTTTGTGAATAT